CGCAAGGCCGAGCGGCTTCGGAATTTGAGAGAGTGAGGTGACGAGATATGCCAGCAAGCAAACCGGTGCCGCGGGAGGCGGACGGTACGGTGGACATCAAGCAGGCGCGCAAGCGAATGCGGGGACACAGGACGGATGCGGAGATCGAGGAGAAGGCAAAGCGCGAGGTGCGTGCGAAGGAGCCGAAACGCATTATGGTGCCGAAGTACCTGCCGCAGGGCATGGCGGACGAATACCGGCTGACGGCGAAAAAACTCGTGGCGCTACACATTTTCTCCGATCTCGACTACGACATGCTGGCGCGGTATTTTATCGCGCGAGCGGCGTGGATGAAGGCGCAGAACCATGCGACGGTCGCCATCCGCGAGGGCGACGCCAAGGCGGCGGGGTCGTGGACGAAAACGGTCAGCGTCTACTTCGGCCAGTGCCAGAGCTGTGCGGCGGCGCTCGGGCTGAGTGTGTCGGCGCGCTGCCGTCTGGTAATGCCGGAGCCGCCAAAGGACGAGGCCGCCGAGGACCCGCTCTCGAAGATGCTGCGCGAGCGGGCGGAGCGCCGGAAGGCGTGAGGTTTGTCCGGGGCTGTGACGGGCAGTGTGATCGCTGCCTGATGCCTTTCGGTTTGGATGGCGGCAGGCGAGGTTTAGTCGTGTTTCCTCGCCTGTCCGTCAGAGCCTCGGACGAGGACAGGAGGACAAAATGCAGAAACGGACGATCTGCCCGATGACGTGCCCGATGATCAATACGCAGGGGTTCTGTGAGAGTGCCTGGCGGCGCGCCGGGCAGGTGCGCGAATGCCCGCACGATCGGCTGCGGCGAAAGACGCGCAGAAAGAACAAAAAGTGAATATTCCGACGCTCTGACGGGCGAGATGGCCGCCCGAACTCTACCCCCTTTACGTTTACCTATTCCTAACAGGGCGAACGCGGCGAGGTTTTCCTTTCTTTGTCCTCGCCCGTCCGTCAGAGCGCCGGAAAAGCTGTCGCGAGACTCCTGTCCTGCGGCGGACGGCGATAGCCATATGCGCCGGCCGACCGCGCCGGGACGCGGGCAAGGATACGACGGATGAGCACCGGAATGCTGACGAGCGGTGCGTCCGCCGGAGGGCAGGAGAAAGCGGACACGAGAGGGCAAAACGGTGTTCAATTTGAACACCTGCAATATGCGCGGCGTAGCTCAACAGGAGAGCGGCCTCTGGCTAAGGGGTGCCACGATGACGACACACCATGCACGGAAGCGGCGACCAGTCACCAAAGCGGAACCGCATGGCGGTGCAGGTGCGAATCCTGCCGCCGCGCCCAAACTGAAAATTTATCCGGCGCTGTGACGGGCGGCAAGAGCTGCCCGAGAGGCATGGGCGGGTTTTTGGAAATCTCCGTCGGGCGCGACCGCTTCGCGCGGTCCGTCCGTCAGAGCGCCGGAAAAGGAGAGAGTGAAAAATGACCATCGAGGAAATGAACAGAGCGATGCTGGTTTATACGGCAATGCACGAGCTCCAGCGGGCGCTCCTGCTCGGAGGCTCAGCGCTTCGCGAGCGCGAAAAGGAGCTCATCGAAGCTGTCAGCGTGTGGCTGGACGGCAGGCGGCGCGAGGATGCTGCGCAGGAGACACCGGACAGGAAAGAAGGAGAGACCATGACCCAGAAGGAAAAATACAGACGCACCCGCGAGGCTATGCGCATGGCGCTGAGGCACATCGACGCCGCCGCGCCGGATATTGAAGACTGCCTGCGCGAGGTAGTGGATGCTGTTTCGGCAGAGCTGCCGAAGATCAAGGGAGCTGCCGAAACGGCAGATAAGAAGGGATGGACCGAAATGACGCAGGAGAAATACAAAAAGGTTGCCGCTGCGATGCGCACAGCGCTGGTCAGCATCTTCGGAAATTACGCAGACGTGGAAGACCGGCTGCGCACGGCGGATGCGGAAATTCAGTCGGTGCTGCTGAACGAGAGGATTTGCGCGCGGCCGGCAGGCTATTCGATCGAGGGCATTGCCATCAAGGCGGAAAAGCTCGAAACTGAGGATGAGCCGGACGAGGGCGAGGGCGAGGCGAAAAAGCTGACGCGCGCGGCGGTGCTCGAAAAGGCACGTGCGTGCGTGTGCGGTGAGCGCGAGGAGGACTACGGCTCGCCGGAGGATAGCTTCGGCTGCATCGCAGAGCTCTGGGAGACTTATCTCCGCGCGGCGTGCGTCTCGCCGGACGCCATTGTCACGGTGACGGCGGCGGATGTCGCGATGCTGATGGCGCTGCTGAAGATCGCGCGTGTCGGCACGAGCTCCGTCGGCGGCACGGCGGACAGCTTTGTCGACCTGGCAGGCTATGCGGCCTGCGGCGCGGAGTGCGCAGAGGTGACGGTATGAGCTGGACAGGCTGGAGGGGAAAGTATGAACGCGAATGAAGTAAACGCGGTGATTGACAATCTCGCGGACAAGCTCGGCCTGGCGGCCGGGAACGCGGCGCAGCTCGTGCCGGAGTTTGCGAAATACAGCATCGCGACGGATGCTGTGCGGCTGTTGGCGTTCGGACTGATCGTCGCGGCGTGCGCGGCGTGCATTATCTGGGCGGCGCGGCGAGACCCTGATTGGGGAGACGATCCGAAGTTGGTTTACATCGTCTGCGGCATTATCGGCGTGATTTCTATGGCCATGTTTCTGGACAGGCTGTTCGACCTTGTCGGGTGGCTCGCGTCGCCGCAGTCGGCAACCGTGAAATACATTCTGGGGGTTATGAAATGACCGGAAATAATTATCAGAGCAAGGCGATGCGCACGGCAACGCTCAAATGCTTCGACCCGGCAAATGCGGCGCTCGGGCTTGCCGGTGAGGCGGGCGAGGTCGCGGACGAGGTGAAGAAGTGCCTCTATCAGGGACGCGAGTGGGATCCTGAGAAGATCATCGAGGAGCTCGGAGACGTACTCTGGTACGTCGCGCTGACGGCGGACATGCTGGACGTGCCGCTGGACTTTGTGATGGAGTACAATCTCGACAAGCTCCAGAAGCGCTACCCGGACGAGTTTAGCTTCGAGGCAAGCGAGGAAAGGGCGGACGTACATGGCTAAGTGCGGCGTATGCGGCAAGACCATCAAGAGCGGCAAGGTGCTGTGCATGCCTTGCGCGAGCAGCATCATGACATGCGGACACCCGGAGCGCGTCTGCCGTGACTGCTGCCTGTATGTCGTCAAGATGGGTGAGACGCCGGGACATACCTCGCACTGCGGCGTGTGTCCGCTGCTGCCGGTAGTTTCAAGTAGTTTCAAGTAGTGAGCCGGTGCTGCGGCGGGCGGCGTGGTCAGACCGTCCGAGGTCATATTGCGACTCTCCAAAGGGCGGCGCGCCTTACGGAACGGGCGCGCCGCCCGCCGGAGCACCGGAGACAAACCGCTGCAAAAATGCAGCGCAAAACCAATGTCCGCTGCGTTTTCGCAGCGCGAGCCAGAGGCCAGCGAGCCTCCAAGCCGACATCTTTAACCCCGAAAAAGGGGTGAGGTGTCGGCTTTTCTTTTTGGCTTTATCCACAAGATATTGTGCCGGTGTGGATAAGGCTGTGCATGATGTGGATAAAAGGAGGTGAGCGGCGCGGTGTTTGACAGGGAGCAGGCGGATTTTGTGTGCGACTATCTCGAGTGCCTGACGTGCTCGAGCGGCGTGCCGCTGCGGCTGATCGACTGGCAGCGCGACATGGTGCAGGCGTTTTACGGCGAGATGACCGAGGACGAGGACGCGCCGGGCGAGTATCTGCGCAAATATCAATACCTCTACCTCGAAATCCCGAAGAAGAACGGCAAGAGCGAGATCGCGGCCGGTCTCGGCACGTACCACCTGTTCGCGGACGGGGAGACCAACGGCGAGATCTACCTCGTGGCGGCCGACCGCGACAACGCGGACATTGTGTTCGCGGCGGCGAAGTTCATGGTCGAGCACTCGCCCGCGCTCAAAAAGCGCAGCCGCATCGTGGACAGCAAAAAGGCCATCTTCGACACGGTAAGCGGCTCGAAGATGAAGGTGCTGTCCTCGGAGGCGTACAGCAAGCACGGCTACAAGCCGAGCTGCGTCATCTTCGACGAGCTGCACGCGCAGCCGAACCGCGATCTGTGGGACGTTATGACGTTCGGCGCGGGCGCTGCCCGCCGTCAGCCGGTGTGGATCGTGCTGACGACGGCAGGCGATGACCCGGACCGGAAGAGCATCGGCTGGGAGGTGCACGAGAAGGCGCTCGGCGTCTGGCGGTACCGCAGAGGAGACCGCGACGAGCGGGCGCAGGACGATCCGCGCTGGCTGCCGATCATCTACGGCCTCGGCCTCGTGGAGGACGAGGATAAGCTCCGCGAGATCAACATTTTCGACGAGCAGCTGTGGCGCGACTGTAACCCGTCGGTTGGGCGGACGCTGCGGCTGAGCGCCATCCGCGCGGAAGCACAGGATGCGAAGCGCTCGGAGGCGGCGGAACGGCTGTTCCGGTGGCTCAGGCTTAACCAGTGGATCGCGACGGCAAGCGTCGGATGGATCCCCGTGACGATCTACGACAAGACGCAGTGGAATCCGGAGGGCGCGGCGCACTGGACGGACGCGGTGCGGCTGCTGCGCGGCAAGCGCTGCTTCGGCGGCGTCGACCTCTCCAAGAGCACCGACCTTACGGCCTTCGTGCTCGTCTTTCCGCCGCAGGAGGGGCTGCCGCACTGGGTGGCGCTGCCGACCGGGTGGATGCCGCTCGACGGCATCGAGGCGCGCGAGCGCGAGGATCACTGCCCGTACCGCGACTGGATGCGGGCGGGCTTCCTGCACGGCTGCGAGGGCGACATCATCGACTTCGAGGCGGTAGCGGACGCAGTCGTACAGGCGGCGCAGGACTACGACCTCCAGATGGTCGGGTTCGACCCGTACCTCGGCGCGACGGTGATGCAGAACATCCGCGACAGGCTCGCCGGGACGGCGACCGAGGTGGTGGAAATCCCGCAGGGCATCCGCACGATCTCGCCGCCGATGAAGGAGCTCGAGCGGCTCATCCGCGAGCACGAGATGCTGCACGTGCACAACACGGCGGCGCGGCAGTGCTTCCTGAACGTGCGGTGCGTAACCGACGACAACGAGAACATCAAGCCGACGAAAAAGCGCAGCCGTGGCCGTATTGACATGACGGTGGCGTGGATCATCGCGTTCGCCACGGCACTGCTGACGCCGGAGCCGACGCTCGCGGACAGCGTGGCGGCGAGTGACTGGCACATGTGAAAGGGGGTGAGATTACATGCGCAAGAAGAAGCTGAACTACATCGCGGCAGAGGAAGAGATCCGACGCATCGCGGCTGGCCGCAACGAGCAGTGCCGCACGGTGACATGGCGCGAGGCGGTGGAGATGTGGGAGGAGAAGCACGGCGAGGACGCACACGCGCGAGCTGCATTTTTCGCCTACATCGGCATCGCGACGACAGACGAGTGCGCCCTGCTCGACGAGCTGGACGCAGATGTGCCCGAGGAGGTGACAGAGGCATGAAGAATATCGCAAAAATTCTGCCCGATCTTCTGGTCTGCGGCGGCGCTGTTTGCATCGTTGTCGGACTGACGATGGTCAGCGTGACGGCGGCGTTCATCGCGGCCGGGGTGTTCCTCATCGCCGAGGGCGTGATCTCCGCCATCGGGGGTGACAGCACATGATCGGTCAGTTTATCCGGCGCGTCACCGGGCAGGGCGGCACGCTGACGCTCGACGATCCGACGGGCTGGTACAGCAGCGACCGGCCGCTGTTCGGCGGAAAGGAAATGCAGGCGATGAAGCTGCCGGCGGTGAACGTCTGCATTGAGATCATCTCGGACAGCATCGCGAAGATGCCGGTGTACCTGATGGACAGCGGTACGCGCGAGCGCGTGACCGACCACCCGGCGCTGCGGCTGCTGACGGGCAGGCCGACCGAGGCGCTGACGGCGTTCGACTATCACAAGCTGATGGAGTCGCGGCGCATCGCCTACGGCAACGCCTACGCGCTCATTCTGCGCGATAAGTGGGGCGTGCCGGTGGAGCTGCTGCCGATCGCGCCGGGGTACATGATGCCGCTGCTCGACAGCAACGCAAAGCTGTGGTACGTGGGCATTAACCCGAAGACGCAGGAATACCGCAAGTTCTGGCCGGAGGATGTGCTGCACTACAAGGCATTTTCCACCGACGGCCTCGAGGGCGTGAGCTACCTCAGACGCGGAGCGGAAACCATCGAGACGGCGCTGCAGGCGCAGCGGTACGAGGGCAATTACTACAAGAACGGCGGACAGGTGTCGGGCGTTCTCGCGACCGAGACCGACCTTTCGAGCAAAACGCGCTTCGACGAGAACGGCAACGCCATCGACCTGAAAAACCGCATCCGCGAGAACTGGGAGAGCATCCACAGCGGCGCGGACAACGCCTTCCGCATCGCGGTGCTGGACAACGGCCTGAAATACACGCCGCTGACGGCGACGAACCGCGACGCGCAGTTCATCGAGACCAAGGCGGCGAGCGTCGAGGACATCGCGCGGCTGTTCAACATTCCGTTTTACAAGCTCGGCGCGGGCAAGGAAAGCTATGCGGCGAACACCCAAGCCGCCATCGAGTACATGCAGCGAACGCTCAGCCCCATCGTCTCCGAGCACGAACAGGAGGACACGCACAAGCTGCTGCTCGAGAGCGAGAGCGCGCGCGGCCTGCAGCTGCGGCGCAACATGATGGGCGAGCTGAGGGGCGACTGGAGCGCCCGCGGCGCGTGGTACCAGACCATGCACCAGAACGGCGTTTACTCCGTCAACGACATCCGCGCGCTCGAGGATCTGCCGGACGTGCCCGGCGGCGGCGACAGACTGGCGTCGCTCAATTATGTACCGCTTGAGGATTTCAGGGAACTCAGCCGCAGCCGCAACGGCGGCGGCAACGGTAGGGAAGGAGGTGAGTGAGGATGCGATACAGCTTAAACGGCCACATCGTAGCGGACGGCGACGCGCCGATCCTGCGCTGGTGGGGCATTCCGGCGAGCTGCCCGGCGGACATCCGCGGCGCGCTCGCGCAGAACCCGGAGGGCGAGGAGTTCGTGCTCGAGATCAACTCGGGCGGCGGCTCGGTGTTCGCGGGGTTCGAGATGTACAGCCTGCTGCGGAACGCGTCCCGCCAGGGCGTGCACACGCGCGCCGAGGTGCAGAGCCTCGCAGGGTCGGCAGCGAGCGTCGTCATGGCGGGCGCAGATACGGCGGCGGTGTCGCCGGTGGGGCAGGTGATGATCCATCTGCCGAGCACCATTACCGAGGGCAATCAGGGCGTGCACCGCGAGAGCGTGCAGATGCTCGAGAGCATCACGGAGAGCATTATTGCGGCCTACGAGGGCAAGGTACGCGGCAAAACCTCGCACGACGCGCTGCGCCGCCTGATGGACCGCGAGACCTTTCTCTCGGCGCGCGCGGCGCTCGACGCGGGACTCGTCGACGAGATCATCGGCGAGGAGCCGCAGCCCGGCGAGCCGGTAAATCCGGCGAACATCTTCAATGCCGTCGGCGGCCTGCCCGACATGGATAAGCTGCGCGCGGCTTACATCGAGGCGACAAAGAGCCAGAGCCCAGAGGGTAAGACCCCAGAGGCCAGAGCCGGTGAGCCCGCCGCGCCGGAGGGCGCGGTGTTCAATTTGAACACCGGCGCGATCGCGATTGCAGAGGCCGAGGCGGCGCTGCAGCGCGCACGCGCGGAACTGTAAAAAATCAACCGAACTTTTACTCTTGAAGGAGGAAAACCACATGAAGAAGAAGCTGCTGGAGCTGCTGAACAAGAAGCAGGGCATCGTAAACCGCATGAAGTCCACCAACGAGGCGGGCGACACCGCAGGCTTTGCCGCGGCGCAGAAGGAGCTCGCCGACGTTGACGCGGAGATCGCGCGCGTACAGGCCATCATGGATGCAGAGGCGTCCGTACCGGCGCCGGAGGGCGGCATGCCGCAGGAGCCGGGCGCGCAGTCCGGCGAGGGCGAGGCGGTAAACTCCGCTGAGTGCATGCACGCCTTTGCGGAGTGCATCCGCGCCCAGGCACGCGGCAACCGCCGCGCGTTCGACGAGAATGCGGACATCGTGCGCCGTGCGGCTGCCGTCGAGAACGCGAACCAGATGACCGAGGGCACCCCGGCGGACGGCGGCCTGATCGTGCCGGAGGACGTGCAGACCACCATCAACGAGCTGCGCCGCAGCCTCGTGCCGCTGGCGGACCTGTTTTCCGTCGAGAATGTGTCCTTCCTGTCCGGCACCCGCGTCGTCGACACCCAGCCGACCAAGGGCTTTACCAAGATGAGCGAGATGGAGACCATCCCGAACGACGACAAGCCGGCATTTGCGAAGATCCCGTACAAGGTAGAGGACTACGGTCTGTTCCTGCCGGTCTCTAAAGACCTGCTGCGCGACACCGACCAGGCGCTGCTCGCGTACATCTCGCGCTGGATGGCAAAGAAGCAGGTAATTACTGAAAACAACCTGCTCGTGACCAAGCTCGCGGCGCTCGACGCCAAGGCGACTGCTGCAACCGCGGCGAACGTCATCGCAACGCTCAAGAAGCTGCTCAACGTCTCGCTCGACCCGGCTATCTCGGCAACCGCGCACTTCATCGTAAACCAGGACGGCTTCAACGCGCTCGACCAGCTGCTCGACGCCAACAAGCGCCCGCTGCTGCAGCCGGATCCGTCCGCCGCTGTCGGCAAGATGCTGTTCGGCCGTCCGGTCTCCGTCGTTTCCAACGGTACGCTCGCGTCCGTGACTTCGGAAACGTCCTCGCCCTCGACCACCACGCCGATCTACTTCGGTGACTTCACCCAGTACGCGACCCTGTTCCGCCGTCAGCCGATGGAGATCGCGTCTACTGAAGTCGGCGGCAGCGCATGGCGCACCAACTCCACCGAGGTCCGCGCGATCACCCGTCTGGACGCACGGGTGTTCGATTCTGCGGCGGCGGCTGCCGTCAAGCTGACCCTCTCGTAAGGATGGCAGAGGCGGAGCGGCTTGCGGCCGTAAAACGCTACTGCAAGATCGACTACAGCGAGGACGATGAGCTGCTCGCCGGTCTGCTGGCGGCGGCGGAGGCCTACCTCGACGGCGCGGGATGCGTGCGCGAGGGGCACGAGGCGCTGTACGACATCATCGCGCACGCGATGGTGCTCGAGCAGTACGAGGGGCGCTGCGTCGATAACGCGGCGCAGGCGCTCCAGTCTGTGCCGCCCATCGTGCGGCAGATGCTCACGCAGCTCAAGCTCGTGTGCGCTTACGAGGGAGGCGGCAGCTGATGGCAACTCAGGTCAGCGATCTGCGCGACCGGGCGGAGGTCTGGCGCGCGGCGGCGCGCGAGCAGGACAACGGCGAGACCGTTTATGAGTACGCTTTTCAGAAAACCATCTGGGCGGCGGTGACGCCGACGTCCGGACGGGCGGAAAGCCTCGAGGGCGGCGCGACGCGGGCGGAGCTTACGCACCGCGTCGTGGTCCGCGAGGCGAGCCTTACGGACATCTGCCGCGAGATGTACTTTGTCGTGCGCGGGCTGCGGCTCGACGTTTCGTACTGGCTGCCGATCTACAGCCGGCGCGGCTGGATGGAGATCTTCTGCACGGCACACGAGGGCGAGGTGACGGCCGATGGCACGTGACGGCTTTACATGCAGCGAGATCTATGCGTTCGCGGACGCGCTCAAGGACGCGGACAAGGAGACCTCGAAGAAGGTAAAAAAGCTGCTGCGCGACCACGGCACGAAGCTGCGCCGAAAGACGGCGCAGAAGGCGCGCACGGCGGTGCGCAAGCAGGCGGTGCACCGCAAGGGCGTCGAGCGTGCCGCCGGCACGTACCACAAGAGCATCAAGCGCGGCAAGCTCTACTACCGCGGCAAGGCGGTGTGCATCCGCGTTTACTCGTCCGACCCGGTGGCGCATTTGCAGGAGTACGGCTGGCGCGTCAAGAAGCGCGACAAGAGGGCCGGAAAGCTCATGGAGGGCAAGAAGGTGTTCGACGCGGCGCGCGACGAGTACGCGCCGACCTTCGCGGCGGCAGTTGAAGAACTGGCAGATGAGGTGATCCGGAAGATATGAGCAGCATTACATGGCAGGCGCTCGACGACGCGCTCGGCGCGGCGGTTTCGAAGGCGCTGCGGGAGGCGGCACTTCCGGCGCTTCGCGTGCGGGACGATACGGAAAAGCCGCTGCCGCGGCCGAGCTACCGCATCGATCTCGCGGTGGCGGACGAGGCGCGGACGGCGGAATATGCCGAGCGCGGCGCGGAAGTCGAGGTCTACTACTACCCGAAGGATGCGCACGCGCCGCGGCGCGAGCTGCTGACGGCGGCGGAGACACTGCGCGCCTCGCTCGGGGAGGGCATCGACATCGGCGGCGTGTGGCTGTATCCCGAGGACGGGATCGAGACGGACGCCTCGGACGGCGTGCTCGCGGCAATGCTGCGGCTCGAGTGGATCGAGACGGCAGGGGAGCCCGAGGGCGAGCCGATGGAAGAGCTGGAGTATAACAACACGGGCGGCGAATAAAGCCGCCCACCATTTAGAAAGGGGCGATAGAAATGGCAGTAACCATGCCCAGAATTGAAATCACGTTTGAGCAGAAGGCCGTGAGCCTGCTCTCGCGCAGCGAGCGCGGCGTTGCGGTGCTCATCGTGAGAGACGACACAAGCAAAACGTTCACGCACAAGCAGTACGCAGATCTCTCTGCCGCGCAGGCGGATAAGAGCCTGTACACGGCGGACAACTATGCCGCCATCTGCGACTTGCTCGGCTTTGCGCCGTATCAGGTGCACGTGTTCCGCGCGGACTCGGACGGCGCACTCGCCGACACGCTCGCGGAGGTCGGCCGCACGGTGAAAACCGGCTGGCTCGCGATCGCAGGCCAGAGCGCGGAGGACGGTCTCGCGCTCGCGGCGTGGGTAAAAACGCAGGTGGGCACCCGCAAGAAGAGCTACAAAGCCGCGGTGTACAGCGTCACCACTGCGCCGGACGACATGCACGTCGTGCACTTCGTAAACGAGAAGGTGACCTTCGCGGACAGCCGCGGCGAGCAGGACGGCGTGCAGTACCTGCCGAGTCTGATCGGCATTTTCGCGGTGTGCAACGTCACGCGCGGCTGCACGAACTACCTGTGCTCGAACCTCAGGGCGGTGCAGGAAGTCGCGGACAACGACGCGGCGCTCGGCGCGGGCAAGTTTATCCTGTTCAACGACGAGGACGGCGCGGTGCGCATCGGCCAGGGCATCAACTCGATGACCACGACCGACGGCAAGACCCGCACTGAGGACATGCAGTTCATCGAGACCGTCGAGGCGATGGACATGATGCGCGACGACATCACCTCCACCTTCCGCAGCACCTACCTCGGCAACTACCGCAACAGCCGCGACAACCAGATGGCGTTTATCGGCGCGCTGAACGCGTCGTACTTCGCGCAGCTCGAGAGCGAGAACATTCTCGACCCCGACTACAAGAGCGAGGACGACGAGAACGGCGAACACGGCAACAAGGCGTTCATCGACGTGGACGCGCAGCGCGCGGCGTGGGTGGCAAGCGGCAAGAGCGAGGCGGCGGACTGGGACGAGGACACCGTAAAGGCGAACCCCTTCAAGCGCACGGTCTACCTCGGCGCGAGGGTGAAGATCCTCGGCTCGATGACTGACCTCATCATGCCGATCGCGATGGCGTAAAGGAGGACAAGGACAATGGCAAGAGAATTTAACCCCAACCGCATCCTGCACGGCAACGAGGGCACGGCGTGGTTTAACGGCAAGAAGCTCACGACGCTGCAGAGCATCGAGGCAAAGGTTGCCGGCGACTTCGAGGACATCAACGTCTGCGGAGACCCGTCGACCTACCGCGTTTACAACGGCTACTCGGGCGAGGGTACGTTTACCTGCTTCAAGCTCGACTCGGACGTTGTGGCGCTGATGGCGGAGGCGTTCCGCACGGGCGAGATGCCGACGATCACCATCATCACCGCACTCAGCCAGAAGGGCACGAACAAGGTCGAGCGCGTCGCTCTTTCGGACGTCACGATCGACGAGTTTTACCTCGCGAAGTTCGAGAAGAAGGCCAAGGTAGAAGAAGAAGTGCCGTTTAAGTTCGGCAAATTCGACCTGCTGGAGAGCATTTAAGCCATGGCGGCCGGATATGTGGACGACCACCGCGTCATTCTGTACCGGGACGGCGCGGCGGCGCGCGACATCACCGCTTTCTGCGGCGACCTGACGGCAAAGGACGACCTCGACGCACTCAGCGTCGAGGTTACCTTCCATATTTTCAAGTCCGTGTGGGACAAGTACACACCTGCGCTGAACCTCGCGCCGGGCGACAAGATCCGCATCGTAAACCACGGGAACACGGTGTTCTCGGGCGTTATCGTGACGGTGACGCTGGACGGGACGGTCACGGCCTACGACAGAGGCTGGTACCTCAACAAGAGCGAAATCATCTTGCAGGTGAACAACCTCGCGGCCGACCAGGTGATCCGGCAGGCGAGCGCGAAGGCGGGCGTCAGCGTGGCGAGCGTGTGCAGTCTGCCGACGAAGATCACGCAGCTCTGGACCGGAAAGACCCCGGCGGACATCTTCGACGAGGTGCTCGAGACGGCCGAGGCCGAGACGGGGAAGAACTATTATTATTACGTCGCGGAGCGCGGGCTTGTGGTAGCGCCGCTGCCGACGAGCGCCATCAAGGCGATGCACCGGCCGGCGGAGAACCTGCCGGGGTTCGACATCACGTGGGCGCTCGGGGAGGTCTCGGGCGAGGACAGCATCTCGGACACGTTCAACGCAGTGGTCATCGCGGCCGAAAGCGACGGCAGGGCGTACCGCGGCGCGCAGGCGTCGAACGCGGCGTCCATCGCGCGGTACGGCTTTTTGCAGAAGGTCGAGACCGTGACGGAGAACCCGGGCACGGCGGCGCTCGGTCAGCGGGTGCGCAACCTGCTCGCGAGCGCGGACCGCATCGGGAGAAAGCGCCAGATCTCGGAGATCTGGGGGTGCGACGAGGTGAGGAGCGGCGTGGTGCTGGACTTCAACTCGCCCGCCTTCGGCATTTCCGGGCGGCACCGGGTGACGAGTGTGACGCATCAGTACGGCGGCGCCGGGCACGTGATGAGCCTCGAGATTTCGGCGCTCGATGAGCCGCGCGCGGCGGCGGCAGGAAAGAGCAGCGCCGAGGCCGTCAAGGCGGCGAGCGCGGACAGCGTCAAGGTCTGGGGTCTGCCCGATCTCGGCGGCGGCGCGTCCGGCGGCACGACGGTAAAGGCGCTGTTTACGGCGTACTACCCGGCGGCGAACGCCCTCGAGGGCGGCTTTCTGGATGCGCAGGGCAACAGGCTCGATCCGTCGAAGAAAACGTGCGCCGCGCCGCCCTCGGTGGCCTTCGGCACGAAGGTGACGGTACAGGGCACGGGGACAAGCCTCGACGGCGAGACGTACACGGTCAACGACCGCGGCGGCGCGATCCAGATCGAGAACGGCGTTTATCACTTCGACCTGCTGATGCGGACGAACGCGGAGTGCAACTCGTGGGGACGCAAGACCGGCACGGCCATCCTCGGCGGCACGTCCGGCGGCGGCTCGGCTCAGAGCTTCGTGGACACCGCGCTCGGCGAAGTCGGCTACCGCGAGGGAAGCGGCAACCGCACGAAGTACGGCGCCGAGATGGGCTGCGACGGCGTCGCGTGGTGCGTGATCTTCGTGTGCTGGTGCGCAAAGCACGCATCGGCGCCCATCCCGACGACCTACACGGCGGTCAGCGAGATGCGCAGCTACTTCGAGCGCCGCGGCAAGTTCAAGACAGTCGCGAGCGGCTACAGGCCGAAGGCCGGAGACCTCATGATTATCGGCAGCAGCCACATCGGCATTGTGCTGTCGGGCGGCGCGAGCTCGTGCGAGACGGTCGAGGGCAACTACAGCGACGGCGTCGGGCGCGTGAAGCGCTCGTACAGCGAGATTACGGGCTTTTGCTGCCCGTGGTAAAGGAGATTTAAGTGAATGGATAAGAAACTCTTAGAGGCGCTCTCTGCCCGCGCAGAGCAGCGCGACGAGGCAAAGCGCAAGGGCGCGAAATTTTATGTGGCGGGCGAGGAGCTCGACTTTGTGCAGCCGGGCGTGGACGTAAAGCTCAGCTACGCGGAGGCGCTGAACTCGGGCGACACGGCGGCGCTGCTGCGCTCGTGCGCGAACGTTATTTACGACTGCTGCCCGGCGCTTCAGGAGCCGGAGCTGCACGCGGCGCTCGGCGTGACCGACCCGTACGACACCGTATGGAAGCTGATGGAGCCGTATGAGATCGACCAGCTCGGCGGAAAGCTGTACAAATGGCTCGGCCTCATCGGCGAGAAGGCCGAGGCGCGAACGGAGGAAGCCGCAAAAAACTCGTAACGCGCGACCCGGTGCTCGACCTTGCGGCGTTTTATGCGCCGCGGGGCATTCCGCCGGACGCGGTGCGCGCGATGTCCCTCGCGGACAGGGCGGTGCTGCGCGTCGGCCGGGCGCGCTATTACGAGGAGATGCGGTGGATGACGGCGGCCGGAGTCGCGGCCGCATTCACGCCGCAGGAAGAGGAGGAGAATGAGGATGGCTAAAAACAAAGTTATCAACACAGTCCTGAACCTGCGCGATAACATGTCGGGCGGCCTCATTCAGGCCGCGAAGAACGCGAAGAAGAGCGGCGCGCAGATCGACGACAGCATGATGAACGCGACGCGAAAAGTCGTTAAGTTTAAGAACGACTCGCTCAAGGCTTTGCAGAGCTGGTCGAAGAAGAGCGTCGTGGCGGCGGGCGCGGCGGTGAGCGGCCTCGCGGCGGCCTTTGTGGCGCTCGACGGCGCGACCGAGGAGTACCGCATAGCCCAGGGCAAGCTGAACGCCGGCTTTCAGGCGGCGGGCTTTGAGGCCGAAACTGCGCGCAAGAGCTATCGCAATTTCTACGCGATCCTCGGCGATACGGACACCGCCACCGAGGCAAGCCAGCTGCTCGCGAACATGGCGAAAGACGAGGAAGAAGTGACTAAGTGGGCGCGCATCGCGGCCGGCGTGCACGGCACGTTCGGCGACTCGCTGCCGATCGAGGGACTCGTGGAGTCCGCCAACGAGACGGCGCGGACAGGCAAGGTGACCGGCGTTTTCGCGGATGCGCTCAACTGGGTCGGCATCATGGAAGACGATTTTAACGCCAAGCTGGAGCAGACGACCGACGTATCCAAGCGCAACCGTCTCATCATGGACACACTGTCCACGACCTACGACAAGGCTGCGGACAGCTTCTACGCCAATAATCAGCAGGTCATCAACGCCCGGCGTAACCATGCGACGCTGGACGAGACGCTGGCCAAGGTCGGCGACACCAGCTCCAAGGTTAAAAATCAGCTGTGGGTGCTGGCGGGTGCGGCGGACGACGGCTCGGTCCGCGCCGGGTCGGCGCTCGACTGGGTGCAGACAAAGGCCGACGCCTTCGGGGCGTGGGTGGAGGGGCTGGACTTCTCCGCTCTGAGCGCACGCTTTGACTCCGCCTTCGGGCGCATGGCGCAGAAGGCCGGGGACATGCTGCACACCGCGGGAGACGCGATGAAGTGGTGCAGGGAGCACAGCGACCTGCTGATCGGCGGGCTCAAGCTGCTCGCGGCGGCGTGGGGCATCTCCAAGATCATGGCTTTTAACTCTACGGCTGCCGGTTTTATCAAAACGATCGCGGCAATGCTCGGCCCGACGGTCGCGCAGACGGCTGCGACGGGAGCAGCGACAACCGCACAGGGCGCGCTCAACACCGTCATGGCGGCAAACCCCATCGGCGCGGTCATTCTGGCGGTCGAGGCGCTGGTCGCGGCCGGTATCCTGCTCTGGAAGAACTGGGACACGGTGAAGGCGAAGGCCGGGGAACTGGGGACCAAGGTGAAAACCGTGTTCGGCGGCGTCCGGGACACCATCACGGGCTCGTTTGACGCGGCGAAGAAGAAGGTCAAGGGCTTTTTCTCGTGGCTCGACGACAAGATTAGCTCGGTTCCCCTGCTCGGGGACATCTACAGCGGCGGCAAGTCGGCGCTCAGCTGGATCGGGGGCAAGATCTCCGGGCACGCGATGGGCACGCCTTACTTCTCCGGCGGTCTGACGCGCGTCAACGAGCGCGGCGGCGAGGTCATGCGCCTGCCGAGCGGCACGCAGATCATCCCGCATGACGTGAGCGTTAAAGCGGCGGGCGGCCGGAGCGTGACGGTGAACGTCACCATTCAGGGCAACGTGATCGGCAACCGCGAGTACGCCGAGGAGATGGGCGATTATGTCGCGCGGCGCGTGCTCGCGGCGTGCGGAAATGCGTAAGGGAGGTGCGGACAGTTGTACAAGGTGATTTTCTCGGTGAACAACAACGAGGAGGTCTGGACGCTGCCGCACGTGCCGGCAGACCTCGAGATCCCGAGCCCGGCGCAGAGCAACGAGACCTACACCGGCCTCAGCCGCAACTACCGGCGCATCGGCACGATGGAGCTCATCTCGATGAGCTGGAAAGGGCTGCTGCCGGTCGGCAGGCGTTACGCCTTTATGCCGGCGGAAGCAAGCGAGGACGGCTGGGCGTACAAGGACTTTTTCGACCGCTGGCGCGACCGGAAGGTGCCCTTCCGCCTCATCATCCTCGACAGCGGCGGCGTTGCCCGGCTCAACATCCCGGTTACGGTGGACGATTTCTCGGTCACCGTGCGACGCAGCGGCGACCTCAACTACTCGGTGAGCATCACCGAGTACCGTTTTGTTAAGTGAGGAGGGCGCGAGATGTGGGATGTGGAGCTTGCGCGCAAGATCATGCAGCAGGGCAGACAGAAGCTGCCGCAGGTGTGGCACCGGGCGGAGGTCGTGCAGACGACACCGAAGCTCGTGTTCGCGATTTTTGACGGCGAGGCGAAATTTGACAGCGAGACCGGTCTCCTTATGACGAGGACGGCCGCCTCGCGGTCGTGGACGGTCGGGGCGACGGCCTGTGCGCTGCTGGACGGCGCGCAGCTGTTAGTCCTCGACGCGATGTAAATGGAGGTGATTTTATGGCAGAGGTTTTTCCCGTGATCCCGTCCGGCATCCCGGCGCAGACTGCGGCGGACATCGGGCGGGCACCGGATTTTTTGTTCGACGAGACCGGGCGCTCAGGCGCTTTTCAGCTCGTGGACGGGGCGGTGCAGGAGGTTTCGGGCGCGGCCGCGGTCCGCCGGTGGCTCGAGCTGATGCTCAGGCAGAAGCCGGGCGCTGTGCCCATCTACCGCACGGACGGCGAGACGCAGCCGGGCGTGGAGGCGGCAAGCCTCGACCGGCGCGCGCCGGAAGGGTGGGCGTTTGCCGAGATCGAGCAGGATATCCGCGACACGGCGGCGTTCTGCCCGGCAATCCGCACGGTGGACGGCTTCCGCTTTACGCGGCTGCGGCACGGCGTGGAGGTGCGGTTTACGGCGCATCTCCACACGGACGAAACTCTGGAGGTGATAACGAATGTCGGCGAATGAGGTTTTAACCGCGCTGCTGGACGCGATGCCGGACAGCTACCAGAAAACCATCGGCTTTCCTACTTACGACCTGCTGGCGGCGGTGAGCCTGCGGCTGGCGGAGACGGACGCGGTGATCGAGGACGCGAGGGCGGCGCTTGACCCGGAAAACCTGACGGGCGGCGAGCTCGACCGGTACATCTACCCGCGCAGCGGCATCGCGCGCAAGGCTGCGACCTTCGCGGGCGGCGTGCTGACGGTCAAGGGCACGGGCACGATCGAGCAGGGCACGCTGTTCGAGAGCGCGGGCGGCGTGCAGTTCGCGGCGGCGGAAACCGTCGCCATCGACGGCACGGGCGAAGTGCCGGTGACCTGCCGCGCGGACGGTACGGCAGGAAATCTGCCCGCGCATTCGGTGACGCAGATGCCGGTGACGGTACAGGGCATCACGGGGTGCGATAACGAGGCCGAGATGAGCGGCGGCTACGCCGAGGAGACGGACGCGGAGTATTACGCGCGGTTTCTGCTCAAGATGCGCACGCCCGCGACGAGCGGCAACGTGTACCATTACGAGCAGTGGGCGCTCGAGTGCGCGGGCGTCGGGCACGTCCGGGTTTTCCCGCGCGTGCAGGGCGTGAACACGGTGGACGTCGTGATCGCGGACAGCACCGGACAGCCGGCGGGCGAGGAGCTTGTCGCGGCCGTGCAGGCGTACATCGACCCCGAGAGCGAGGGAGCCGGAAGGGGGCAGGCTCCCATCGGCGCGCAGTGCTTTGTGTCGGCGGCGGCGGAGAAGAAGATCGCCATTGCCTGCAAGGTGTCCAAATCGAACACCGCGGACGCGGACAGTGTGACGGCGGCAGTCCGGGCGGCGGTCGCGGAGTATCTCGCCGGGACGGTGTTCGTGCAGGAATACGTCTCTTACGCGCAGATCGCGGCGGCTATCCTGTCGGCCGAGGGCGTCGTGGACTTCGAGGGGCTGACGGTCGGCGGCGGCACGGCCAACATCGCGGTCGGCGAGCGCGAGTGTCCGGTGCTGGGTGAGGTGACGATCCGCTATGCTTGATATCATTAGGCAGCTGCCGTCGGCGTACCGCACAGACAAGTGGGTGCGCGACCTGCTCGGCTGCATTGCCGCGCTCGACGAAAAGCAGCGCGAGAGTGCGCTCGAGACGGCGGCGCAGCTCTTCCCGGACGCGATGACGTGGATCCTCGAGACCGAGGAGCGCATCGCCGGGCTGGAGGGCAATGCGACGCTGACGCTCGAGGAGCGGCGGACCGCTCTGCAGGCGCGGTGGCGCGCCGCGGGCAAGTGCGACGTGGAGCTTATCCAGCGCGTGTGCGACAGCTGGAAAAACGGCGAGATCTCCGTCGGCTTTGCCGAGGGCGTGATCGTGCTGACGTTCGTCGGCGCGTACGGCGTGCCCGAGGCGGCGGAGCTCGCGGCGCTGCAGGACGCGGTGGAGCACACGATCCCGTGCCATCTGGCGATGAGCTATCTCTATCACTATCTGCTCGTGCGCGAGGTCGACGGAATGACCCTCGATGAGCTGCAGGGGCACACGATGCATGATTTTGCGTTTTAGAAGGTGAGAAAATGAGTTTGAAAACAAAGCTGCTCGAGCTTTTCAAATACGAGCCGGACAAGGACGGCGCGCAGACGTTCAACATCAAGTCGGCGCTCAACGACAACTGGGATAAGATCGAGGCGTGGGCGCAGAGCGTGAAAACCGCGCTCGCGAAGCTCGTGCCGACGAGCCGGACGGTTAACGGGAAGACGTTGAGCGCGGACGTGACGCTGACGGGCGATGACATTGCTATGGGAGCCGATGATGCGGAGAGCTTAAGGACGGCTATGGCAAAGCGACCCTTGGCGAAGGAAACGCTTACGTTGGCAGGCGATATTAACGCAAAAAGTGCTTTCCCGCGCGGTAAAAGTTTGGTATTCCGCACAACAGACTCAGATTGGGACGGAAACATGCCGTCTGAATACGCTGTCTGGCAGCTACGATTTGTGGGTTTGCGCTTCAGATTGCCGTTTTTGGTTTGCACGTGCTGGAGATGATGCTATCCCAGCACGCAATATCTGGTATGAGGTCGCCCGTTGCGTTGCGCCAGAGGTGCATGATTTACCTCTGGCTGATGGCTGGCAGGTATACGGCGAAGGGCTGTGCTGGTACACTCGTAACCAGTTCAAGGAGGTAACTATC